TACGCTAAAGTATCGGCACTTACACGAATTGCATCTGCATTGCTGCTTTCTATAACGATTTTCCTTGGTTGGATTGATGTGTACATCCGATAATGAAAAGACAGGAGAAATATGAAAACGTTATTTTCATAATCTCAAATTATATGTGAAGAAACAATGTCTTTAGAAAAGTAATAAAAAGTGCAATCCATCAATAATCAGAATTGCACTTTTATTTTCCACTAATTTATATTCTTAATTTTCTTTTTTGAGGGATATCCAAAGATACAAAAACTAACTGATTAGCAATAATTTAACTTGAATAGGTTGTATAATTTTGTACTATTGAAAGAATATCCCTAAACATATTGGATTTACTGGGTACAGATATAGAGAAAGTCCTTATTTTTTGATAATCAGTCAGAAGCTTCTTTATTAATTGGTGCAAAAATGCCAAGTACACACATTACAACTCCAGTTCAACCACAAATATCCATTTCCCTATTTTTAAATTCCCAGACACAGCCAGATCAATAGCCGCTTCGTTATTTTTTGTCTTGTCAGTCAAGCCGACACATAAGGTATACTTTCCCTGCAATTCTGCCGGAATATTAAACCGACTCAAATAATTGTATGATATTCCCTTCAACCATTCGGAAGGTTCTGCTTCCGGTTCTGTATAAAGAAATACAATTTCCTTTTTTTCATTCATCAAAACAAAACTAACCTGATATTTATAATTCCAATTGGGATGATTATTAGGCAATACACCCACACCATAGTTTTTCCATGAATGAAACAAAGTCAACGTTTTGTGGTCTTGCTCCACCTTTATATAGTCCGGATAAAGACGATAACCGCCTAAAGTTATAAAACGCTGAACTTGGTCCGGCAGCTCTTCTATCCAGAATTTGCACTGTAAAGGCATACGCAAATCCAGCGTGTTACAATGGCTGTCCAAAGCATCAGTCACAGAAACGGTAAAAGCTTCTTTGAAATCGTTCATGGCAAAACGTTTGTCTCCTTGGAAATGCTTGTATTTTGAGTTATCACCATCTTGTGCGTTAAACCACCAGCATCCCTCACCAATAAGAGCTCTTTTTGGGAAAAGTTCGTCATGCACCATCGCACGTTCTTCATTAGAAAACCAAAAACTGCCTATACCATCCCTGCGAGGAAGAAACCCCAGCTTGTCATATACTAGCGGCTTGGAAAACCTGTAGTCGCTCTGCGAAAGATTCATTACCGTAAGCACTTTTTTGAAGTGTCTTGCATACGATTCGGTTATCTGTCGGATAACGCTTTCCAGATTATCTTGCTTTTCGAGTACCAGTCCATGTCCTTCTCCCCATCTTCCCAATCCATATGCATCAATATAATCTACCTCATCCGGATTGTCATATTCCTTTGCAAAAGCCTCTATGAACTTGTCCAGCTTTTCAAGGAATACTGGATTATCATAATAAGGCTGGGTTTTGCCTTCATCGTCTATTGGGCTTTCTGTGGCTCCGGCTTCGTACACATAGGACGGTACTCCGTCTACACCATGAAAGAACACCCTGAAGGCCAGTTTAAGCCCTTTGTCTTTGGCTTTTTGTATATACCATTTATACCGTTCATTGTAAATCCATGCATATTTGCCCTCCTCGGGTTCCAAATCTTTCCACAGCATTCTGATGTACAGAATATTGGAATAATCAGCTGCTTTGCATTCTTCCATCTGTTTCCAAAAAACTTCGGGAGTATAGATGTTGCTTTTATTGTGGCGTGTTCCCTGAAAAGATCAGCCTTCTTCGTACATCATCCATCCCATGGCAGGATTTTTCAGTACGGTGGTCAAATCCGGGCTATAGTTTACCCATTTGTTCATTTGGGCTTGAAGTGAGGCGGATCCCAATAGGTGCATGCTGCACAAAAGGATTGCGGTTAGGCGTAAAATGGAAATACTTTTCATGATTAGAATTAATATTATTAAAAATGTATTTTATAAAATCATTACAAAAGGTTTTTGATAAAAAAATAATCTGAGTCATTGCATGAGAGTTAATGAAACGATATACTTTTATGTCCATTGCTAAGACATTTTTTCTTCTCTAGATCCTAATATTGAAAGATACCGCTTTCGTTACTTGCTAAAACTTCAGTTGAATTACCTTGATAAATGTTTATATTAATTATTAAAAGTAAAGTAATTAGAATTGCAATCGTTTTCATGTGTCATTATATTTAAAGTTTATATATAAGCAAATTTAAGGAATAATCTGTTACGTTGTTTTCAGTAATAGGACTTTAACTAAATTTCTTTTAGTTTTTTTTGACAACCTCAATAACATACTCTTTCGGATTGGCTATCAGTCATGCGTCTTTCTTTTGTTCTTTCAGAATGTTTGTGTCAATGACCCTGTATTACAATATTGTTTTAAATGTGTTGTATGTTGGTCTATATATAGTTTATTCTGTGCATTTTTTATGCATAAGATTTTTCTTTAAAATATTTGTTATAGCTTTGCTATCACAAATAACTGAATGTGTTTTTATTTTTAGATTCATTAAACTGGGATGTTGTAAGGCATCTTGATAAGTAAAGCAGTTTGTATTGAAAAAGGCAGGATTGGTGAATCCCGTCTTTTTATGTATCTTTTTGTTATAAGAATAGCCTCTGCTTGTAAAGGTAGAGGCTATTCTTTATTCAAAGAGACGCAAAATATATTATTTCAGTATTTCACCTTTTTCATTGAAGAACACCGTACTTTCAGTTCCTTCCTTGTCTGTCAGAACAACCTGATAGGTCTTGCTGCCATCCTCTGCCGCTTCCACCGCCGCTTCCTTGACGGTTGATTCCGCAAAATTTTTGGCGATTGCTTCCGTTACCGCTGCCGGAAGGTCTTTCACTTCAATAGGGGTGAAGTCATTTACTGCCATGACTGTTTCAACACCTGAGGTCAAATTTTCGGCAAATGCCACTGTTGTTCCTAATCCCATTACCAATGCTACTGCAACAAAAAA